TACCCAAACGCTTTTTAGAACTGCCTTTAGCTATTCCTTGCGCGGTCAAACTGTTTATAAAATCTTTAAATATAATTTGTTGTTCGGCACAATATGCGCGTATCGACCTAGTAAATATATAAACCAGTCCAGTATCCGGCTCCCACCGTCCTATCATTTCATTTCTAGGTTCTTGTATAGGGCTTGGAGGTAGTGCTGTTCGTTGATCTGCTTTACCATCTATAATCAAAAACTTGTTCCAATTAGCATTTTGATACGCTCCTAGCACACCAATAAAGTCTATATCTGGCTCATTTATCTGATCGCGTAGCGTAGGAACTAAATCTGACATAGCCCATCTGTATACTCTATCTACATCAAGGTCTATTAAATTCAACGCTTTAGCTATGTATGCTCCAGTAATATTGCAAGCAATAACCGCAGACCAGAACCGTTCTTTTGCGTCTAACTCAGCATCACGGTCTAGTCTTTCTTGGCATCTTTTAGCTATGTCTATTATCTTAGGCAGGTTCTGAGTTAGGTATTGGATATAGATTTCACCCGCAACCCCATGATTGTTATATAGTTTTCCCTCAAATATTTTGTTTGCTTCCGCTTTAGTCAGATTGTTGGTTTGCTCTATGCGGTACTCTAACAGTCGCATAATCTCCCCATCTGCAAAAGACTTCATCATACTTAACTTCTCTGCCATAGAAGCGTTACTAGATGCTAGTGCAATCAATGCCCAACTTGTGTCGTTCCTACGCTCCATGTTGTTTTGAGACTGCATACGCCCCGGCCCTATGCCCTGCGATACCCCATACAATAAAGTCGAAACCCTATCAGGCGGCATGTTGGTTATCTCATCTATGGTGTAAGGCAAGTTATTCATAATGCCTAGTCGGTTCATCTTGTGGGCAAACGTATCTGTTTCTTGTGCTAATAACTTATCAGGATGTCCATACACACTGTTGCACATCTTTAGTACGGTAGATTTACCTGTACCACTACTAGAGTTAATCAGGTTTATCATAGCTCCGTTATAACCCAAGTGTTTTATTATTGGCGCACCAAACGCAGTAAAGAATCCAAACGCATGGGGTTCAAACTTAGGCATGTCGTATACCGATACGACCTCCTTCCATACATCCAGACTGCCTGTAGGTTTTAGGTATTCGCACAAACGCTCAGTTATTTCTGATGGTGGTGAGTACCGCACTGTCTTCGCTGATATTTCTTTATCACCTAAAATAAATGCGTCGTTGTTATCTGTCCACCCAAACTGCCTTCTCATAATCTCAGCCTCATTTGAGTATTGTTGGTTATTAATGCACGTTATTAAGTACATCATTATCTGATCAAACGCTTTAGGCATTACAACAACGCCCCTTGCTGACAAAAACTTTCTTAGTTCTTCTTTACTAGTCACAGTAGACAAGGGAATCATAAATTCTTCTGCATCGTCTTTTGGTAGTTTCAACCGTACAAATACTAGCTCACCACGCTCCCTGTCTTTTAACCGCTTGGTCACACGCAAACTGTGTGCGTATACCAATACATCCGGCTTTTCGTCGTCGTCAGTAGTCTTATATATGCCGCCTTCTTTACTCACAAAGTAGGGAAACGGTAATTCTGGTAAGTTATCTTTCTCTGGTTCTGCCTTCTTGATCTCGTGGCACAACGCAATCGGACTATTGATAGACCCTCTGTGTTTGCAACCATCACATAGGTTTGGTGCGTACTCCTCAAATGTAGTGCACCTGTAAGGCTTATCTACTAAGTCTTTAATCTTTCTCTGTGTTTCTTCAGCAGTATAATCTGGATGGTTCTTAGACATCTCATGTATGTACGCCTCACCATCTATACAGTTTGCAGGTATGGACAGTCCGGCTCGCCACAAGTTATAGTCTATACTTTCTTGGTTTTCCAGTATGTTCTCAATCTGAGCACAACCTTTCTGGCGTTTGGTTTTGTCTAATAAATTAGCAAACTTATTTTGTCTGTCGTCTAACAACCGTTGCGCTTCTGGAGGAAAGGAAACCTCGCTTGCGTGCGCCGGGGCCACGTTTAGAATACTTAATAGTTTTGTGTACTCAGTATCTTTCCCTTCTCGTAAGACTTTTACCTTTTGTGGTTCTTCGTCTTTATAGTTGAGCGTGTCTGGAACTCGAAGTATACGAGCACAGTCTGCCGTTACCGCAGGGTCAGCCTCAAACTCCGCTTCTCTACATAATAGCTTTATTTTCTCAGCGACAGGTTTCCATTGTTCTTTATCAATAGCTTCTGTCAGTGTCCAATAAACATGTATACCCCTGCCACTATTAATTAGTGTAGGCGTAGGTAGCCCTTTATCGTTACAAAATTTCTTGAGTGCTAATAACGCTTCGCCCTGACTGGCAAAAGGTTTCCCCTCGCCGCAATCTAAGTCAAGCCAAAAAGATTTAAACCACTTAGCATTTTCCTGTGTCCTAGAAGAATTGTTTTCAAAAGTAGCGCACCCATAATAGACATTGAACTCGCCTACTAGTAGCTTCTCTGCCCCTGCTTTTAATTCTTCTAACGTATCATGAAAACTTTGTCGTGGTGCTAACCCCGCTTTTAACCCTACAAGACAATAATAACCTTCACTCGGAAGGATTCTTGTCAGAGTCTGTATCATAATCCCAATCCAATTTTCCGGTTTCTATAATTCTTTGTACTTTGTCGTGGTGTTTCTTATGAGGGTTCCAATCCCCATAAAACCACGCATACATATTGAATCTCGACACACCGAAATACTTAGATAACTCTTGAATTGGGATATCATTTTCAATACAAACCCTGCCAAGTTTAACGCCGATATTTTCAATCGGCGCTTCCCCATTCTTGCGGAGGGTATACACACTATAACCTCTAACGTCTTTCATTAGTCGTCTACCTTGTCGTCATCTGCAAATTGATTGAGGATGTCATCTAACTCGTTGGCATCATCTTTTTTCACAGGTGCTTTCTTTTTACGACTCTTTGTGGTTTTTGGAACAGGTACATCTTCTGCAACAGGCGCTTCTTCTGCCTCACCAAACGGGTTGTCATCTTCAGTCTTAGCTGAGTAACCATCCACTTCACCAAACGGGTTGGCTTCTGCCATTTCTGCTAATGACACCACCTGTACAGCTCGTAAACGTAGTGATACTCCTGAGTTAGACATCTTGTACGGCACTAACTCGACGTTAATATTGACAGTGCTACCAGATGTAAGTTGGAAGTCGTCGTCTAACTTAACGCTTTTAGCATCATATTGTGAGGGTTTGCGTGTAGCGTTTTGACCGTAAGCCGCCGCTAAACGAGTTTTGCCTTGAAAACGACCGTCATCAAGTTTCTTGAATGGCATGTCAATCTTCTCAGGCCAATTAGAATCTCGCCCCTCGTTCCAAGCAGTAACCATGTTTTTATACAGGTCTGCCGCTTGTTCCTTTGTCATGTTAAAAGACATTGAGTACGACGCACCATCATCAAATGCGTCACACGGCATAGATTTCTGCTTGGTGCTATCAAAGTGATAAGGCTTATCCATACGTGGATACATAGCCTCTACATTGTTAATATTAAAACGCGTGTAGTTTTTCTTAGCCATAGTCATTCCTTTATTGGTTTAAATGGATTGTATTCTTCCGTAGTAAATTTAGTTTTAACTGCGGATACTGCATCTACACTATTGGTTAAATCCTCTACCAATGATGTAAAAGTCTCTGGTACGAAGCCTACTGGTTCAAACAATAGCTTCTTGTATGGCGCGTCCTCGTCTTGAGATACGCGGGTAATCATTTGTTCTGGCTGATAGTTGTGCGAAGCCAAATACTTTTTGTATGCCGTGTACGGCAACCTTTTTGAGTTTTTCTTTTTGTCTGGTGCTGTACCAAACAAAGAAGTAGCAGGCAGGTGTAGCTGAAACACTCCTTGTGCTTCTTCCTTATCAGTAATAAACCCAACAGCTATGTGGGTAAACAATCTACAGGCTTTAGAATTATTATTTCCAGACCCACGTATGTTCTGCTTACAAAGCGTACAGCTTGAGTGTTGTTTATCTTTAGCAGTCACATCAGGCCCACGCCCTGCATCTGAAGTCCAACAAGTAGGTAATCGGCTTGCTCCGTTATCAAAAGAACCCTTGTAAAAACAACGAGATATGGCTATTGATTCATTAACAATAACAAGATCAAGATAGTCTCGCTCACAGGATGCAATTACCCCTTGTTCGTCCACTAACTGCCATACCTTGTCGTCGTGCTCAATGCGACGGTTATATATGCTCCCCGCCATAGTTACGATCTACGAACTACTATCTTATACCCTGCATCAACATTGATGCCTTCTGGTATCTCATCAGGATTTTCTTCCATAAACTGATTCATAGTAGATTGTTTGATCCGTTTCTCAAGGCAATCAAACGCGTCATTCCTAACTACCCACTCATAAAACGCAGGCCAATTAGCTGTCCATATCTTGCGCTGTACTTGGCACATGATTGTGCCGGATTCTGTTTTGACTGACATCACGTCATGCTCAAGACAATGCTCTTGCAGATGTGCTTCAATCTTTTCTTTATCTTCTTTTAGTTTGGCTATTTTCTTATCGGCTTCTTTCTGTATTTTAGATATCTCGTCGCGTATCTTAACTACAGCTCCGGCAAGTTGCCCCAATGATGCTTTCACTTCTTCAGTCATTTCATACTCCGCTTGTAAGAGTTAGTAAAGAAACTAGTATATATGTAAATATTGACTTTGCAAAGGTTTTATTTACTTTATTTCTTCGTTATATAAATCAATTAGTTGTGTGTGGGTTTCGAGTTTTCCAGACAATAGTTTGTACAATCTTCTCTCGACTGGACTACCTTGTATGTGTACCACAGTCATCTTGTTTGACTGTCCTTTACGATTAATTCTTGCGTTTGCTTGCAAATAAATCTCGGTGCTTGTTACAGGCGCATACCATATCACCGTACTCGCCGCAGTAAGCGTGACACCGTGAGCCGCCGCTTGAGGTTGTATAATAAGAACTTTAGTATCTTCGTTAGTTTGAAAGCGCCTGAATATATCTGTTCGTTTAGATGGTGATACGTCACCAGTCACACATTCGCTAGGTACGCCAGAAGACATAAAAAACTCGTGTAGCAAGTCTATCGTATGTCTAAATGGTACAAATATAAGAACTTTAGCTATTGATTCGTCTACAACTTCTTTAATTACGTTTAATCTATTGCTCACGTCGAACTCTACAGTGTTGCCTGAGTTTGCGTAGACCGCACCGCAAGATATCTGTAGTAACTTATTAAGATTAACTGCCACATTAGCACTTGTTACTATCTCATCCTCTGCCAACATCAAGAACTCAGTACGAACTTCTTTATAGTAGTGCTCTTGTTGGCGAGTCAATGGGGCTTCTCTTTCTGTATATACAATATCAGGCAGGTCTAAACATTCTTCTTTAGTAAACCGTATAGCAGGCTGTAATGTTTTAAACACAGTATCAACTGCATCTGGTTTAGGTATCCATTTGAATCGACTGACTGGATACATAACTAGGTCGCGGTATGCTGTCTTAGAACGTACTACATTGTGCGGTACACATAGTTTAGCCAACCCATGTGCATCGACTGGAGATTGTGCCGCAGGTGTACCAGTCAGCATCCATACCCACGTATCTGAATTGACTAGTTTAGCCATCGTTTTCCACCGTTTTGTAGTGGCTGTTTTGTACGCGTTGGCTTCGTCAATAATAATTAAATCAAACCCACCATCTTTTATGGCATCTTGTACCACATTTACACCGTCATAGTTAATGACGACATACTCGTAACCGCCGTCGTTTATTATGTCGGTTCTTTTTTCTCTCGACCCATACGCTACCCCGACACTTCTATGTACAGCAAACTGGAATAAATCTGTTTGCCACGCACTTTGCATAATTGATAATGGGCAAACAATAAGAACTCTGTTTATGTACCCTGCTTGTAGTAAATAATCGGAAGCCCATATACAAGCCGCAGTTTTACCTGTGCCTTGTTCGTTAAAGCAAAATGACCGTGGGTTTAATGTTAAGAACTCAGCAGTAGTTTTCTGGTGTTCCATTGGTGGAAACACCCCACCCCAAACGTAATCACGCATGATTGGGCTAGGAATATTCTTCATATTCAGCCCTGCTAACTGTTGCGTTGTAGCTAAATCCCAGTCTACCGTCATGGTGTAGACATCTTCTGTTATGTCTACTACTTTGCTTGTTGGTATTTTATCTTGGATTCTGTCTGGGTTTCTGGTTCTTAGTACGAGAGTCTTGTCCTCTACTACTTGCATATCACTTCTTCTTTTTTGTTGTTCTCTTTTTAGTCACCCGCTTTTTCTTGGGTGTGTTTTTCTTTACAGTATGATCAGAGTTTCTGCTAAAACTTCTGTTCTTACTTGGTTTAACTAACCGCAGATTACTTTTCTTATTTGTACCGCCTTTAGATATTGGTTTCTTGTGGTCAATATCTTTGCCTTTACGATCAACCCCTTCTTTATCCATAGCATAACGAGCGCGTTCTCTAGCGTTTCTTGCTTTTCTTTCGTTTCTTC